AAGGTTTCCAGAAGCGGTTGTTTGACCGTCAGCAGATAATGAATTTGTAAGGGCATTAGCAATGTCTGTAAGGGTGTTATTAGCCCATGTAGAACTAATAGTTGTACCTGTTATTACAGGGTTTCCAATAGGTAAGGAATATGTACCTGAACCGTTGCGTGCCATTATTTAACTCCTTCTTGTGCTGCTTTAATCATTAATAGTTGGGCTAATTTTTTTTGTTCTTCGGTCATTCCTGAAGAAGGTAATTTTGAAGCCATTTTACCAGCGCCATAAGCAGTAGCGCCTACCAATCTTGGGCTAGTTAAAGGCAATAAAGCAGCAGCCATGGGGTTTACAGTTAAAGCGCCAGTAGCACCAATACCTAGTGCAGTACCTTGACCAGCCATACCTCTTGGTGTCCAAGAAGATAATGCTTGACCTGATAAAGCTGGCATTAAATCAACACCACCTTCAGTCTTTAAAGCATCAGCCAATTCTTTTCTGTATGCAAAACTTGTGTTGGCATTGTTTCTAGTTAAAGATTGCAGTTTGCGAATAGCTGTATCGGCAGAAGCCTTATCTCCTAAAGACAATGCCCTTTCAATTTCTCTTTCCATTGTCAAAGATTCTTCATACGCTTTCATTGTTTTAGCGTAGTTTTTGTCTTGAGAAACAATAGTGTCTTTAACTGCATTTCTAACTGAAGTAATAGCCCTTTGTGCCTGTCTTTGCATTGGGCTTTCAGGGTATAAAGCATCTAAACGCTGTTTTAAAGCGTCTAAACCTTCAGCAGTATGCAATGTAGAGTCTTTTTTCCATTCTCCAACAATACTTTCTAATTCTTTAACTTTAGACAATTCTTCTTTGCCAATTTTAAATTTGCTAGTAGTTGGTGTTTCTACTTTTAAAGATTGGATTGTTTCATCTAGTTTGCTTGTAATAGGTTCAAAACTTAAACGCTTCATGGGCGTTGGTAATGTTTTACCAGCAATAATTTCTTGTGATGGCATTGTTGATTGGATACCTTCTTTGTACCCAGCCATACGATTTGCACGAATATTAGATAATGCTTGTTTGGCTTGGTCAAGAACTTCAACAGTAGGCACTTCGCCTTTGATGTTTTGTACAAACGCTTGGTTGCCTGTTTTACCAGCTTGAAAGGCTTGCCCAATAGCTTCCTCACCAGCGCCAGTAGTCATTCCAAGACCTCTACGCAAACCACTAGATAATGCTTTTGCGCCAGATGATACAAAAGATGGGACTGCACCAATAGCAACGCCAATACCAGCTTGTTGTAATTGGTTTTTGTAATAATCTAGACCAGTTTTACCTGTTGATTCAGGGGTAATTGCGCCTTGCGTTGCACCAAAAGTTGTGCCTTGAATTAATGGGTTAGCCCTTGCAAAAGAAGGTATCATGCCAGCGCCTTTTGCCATTACAAGACCAGGCGCTATAGCGCCACCAATTTGTCCAGTTAAATAAGAACCTGGATTAGCTTCTTGATAAGGTTTTGCTTCTTCTGCGTAACTTTGTGCAGCTTGACCACCTACATTGCCACCAGTTAATAATTGAGAAACACCTAATACAGGGTCAATAACAGCAGATTTAGTAGCGCCAGCTAATGCTGACTCTAATGGGCGTGGTTGTTCTTGTACATTTGTACGATTAACCATGCGTGGTCTACCCATTGCAGCGCCACCTCCTGTAGAAGCCCATATTGGGTTTTCTTCTATAGTTGGCCCTGCGTATGCTGTAGGCGTTGGATTTACTACCTCATCAGGAACAAAGCGTGATGTCTGTTGGGTGTCGGGTACAAATTTCATATTATTGAATAGTTCCAGTTACGCCATTGATAGTTACTCTGTCACCTTTTTTTAATTTACCATTTTGTATTGCTTTTTCTACATCTTGTTCTGAAGAAAAATTCTTTCCACTTTGAGGTGCTTCAGGTTTAACAAGTTTTTTAGCAATATCAGCAGGAACTTCACGACCTTGTGACATATATGCGTTTTTAACAATGCTTTGGGCTGTGTTTCTTAGGTTTTCAGCTTGTTTATCTAACGCTTTATTTGTAAACAACAAAGAAGATGGATTTGTTGGGTCACGCACAACTTTTTGCAAAATAGCATAGTCAGGGCCGTTTAATACACCCAAGTTGTATGCTTCTTTAGCTTGCAACATCATATTGTTGTATGCGTTACCCATTTCCGCCCTTTTATCAGGGTTAGCAAAATCTACAGTTGAAAAACTTTTAATTTTTGTTTGATAATCAGTAATTGCGTCACTTAAATTAACAGAACCAGTAACTTGTTTATTAAGTCCTTCAGGTAATGGTTTTGCTTTTGCAGCTAAAGGCTGACCATCAGGCCCCATTAATGGTGTTGCAGTACCAGCCCTTGTATTAATTAATAATGGGCCATCAGCACTTTCATAAATTTGACCAGCAGTAGGCGCTTGTGCTTTAGGTATTCTTTGTAATACTTTAGTTACATCTTCTGGGTCACGCAATTCAATAGCTGTTCCTGTGTCAATTTGAATAGGCGCACGATATTTAGGGCCACCTTGACCTACTGTTTCAGTTTTACCTGTAGCTGGGTTGTAGCGTTGGAAAACTTCACCCTCACCTAATTTTTGACCTTTTAGCATTTCTGCTAATTGTGACCTAACTAATGGATTTGTTGATTGCAAACCAAGTTGATAAGCAGCCATTGGATTAGGTGCTTGACCTTGTACCATTTGCGGTGCAATATTTCCACCATCAGGCATTGGGCCAGCTTGTTGAACCATTTGGTCAGGCGTTCCGTATTGAAATTCTGTAAATTTAGCTAAATCTGCAATTTCTTTTTGACGCAATGCTTTAGCAAGGTCAAGTTCTTTTTTGTCAACATCTTCAAGTCCTTTTTGACCAGAATATTGTTGAAATAAATTGCCAATAAATTGCAAAGGATTTGCTGGTACATATCTGTCACCAACCATTTGCCCTTGTGGTGTTTGCATACCTTGTTGAACAAGCATTTGCGCCATTTTTCTTTGGCGGTCAAATCCAGCAAGTTCTGGATTAGCTAATAATTGAGATAAATCGGTTGCCATATTAATTCCTAACCAAACTTGAATAAATCACTAATAGTTCCTTTTGGGGAAGCAATAGAACCAGCACCCAGCGTAAACAATCCTTGCATCATTGCGTTGTTGTAAGCATTATTAGCGTTTGCACTTGCAACATTTCCTTGGTTTGTAAGCCCCATAGAAGTTAAATAATCTGTTCCTGGAACTGTTGTTGTAGGCGCATAAGTAGGAGTAGACAAACCTTTTAATCCTTGGGCAACTTGCAATGGAGTCATGTACTTCATCATAGCTTGAGTAAACGCTTGATTTTGCGCTTGCATACCAAGACCTTGGTTAGCAATTTGTTGGTTGTAAGCCAATTCATTAGCAGACATATTTTGCACATTGGTGCGTAATGGCTGATTAAATGATTGTTCTTGACCTTGTAAATTAAGTCCAATTTGACCAGCTTGTTGACCATAAGCCTGTTGATTAGCACGCAATCCTGTGTCCATACCGCCAACAATAGCGCTAGTTCTTGCGTCATTTTGTTGTTGTGCAAGCAGTTGTTTAGCTGTTTCGTAAGCCCTAGTACCAGGCACAATACCTTGATTAGCTAACTGTGCGTCTGAAGCTGCTGATTGGCGCTGTATAGTAGGTTCAAGCCTACGCATGATGGCGTTTTCATAGGTTTCGCCTGGGTTAATACCATAAGAAGGTAAAGCAGCTTGATTAATTTGTGTATTAACATCAAATTTTGGCAAAGGCAAAAGCTGAGTAGCAGGGTTAAATTGTTGCTGATTTAAGCGTGAACCATAGTAATTCATAGCTGGCATATCGCCTGTGCTATTAAATGTAGGTGATTGAAACGCTGAACCGTAAGTAGAAGCTAATTGACCGCCTTGTGCATTAATAGCGTTTTGCACAAACGGTGCAGCCGTTGTATTCATTGTGTAGGTAGGGTTACCGTATTGGTCAGTACCAGATTGAACATAACTGGAGTTACCGTAAGGTGTAACTTGGTTAATACGGTTATTAGCCGCATTAGCAGCAGCAGTTTGCTGCGCTGCACCTGTATAGTCTGGTGTGTCTACAGTCTGTGGACTGCCAAACAAACCTTCTGTAATACCGCCTAATAATCCGCCACCGCTACCCATGTTTAACTCCTTTTAGGGGCGTCTTGATGTCGAGAAAACGACATTGTTCACGCCTCATTGCTAATATCACTAAATCCCCATCTTGATGGGCATCTTCAATATACGCTTTATCAACAAAACCAAGGTGTCGGTCTAACTTTAACGCTTCCTTATTATTAGAGGAAACTGTTGCAAGTATAACGCTAACTCCTAGTTTATTAAAGGGATAATCAAATGCTGCCCACAACAGGTCTTTACTTGCCCAATTTTCATCTATGGCTGCCACATGAATTACACATGATTTAGCCATAAAACCACAATACCCAACTACTGCTACTAAATTACCGTCTTTTTCCTGCCCAATACAGGTAGTATTCTCTGGCAATTTCTCGCCCAATTTATTACCCAACCAAGCACGCATATGGTCTTGGTTAGCAGTAACAACTTGCCTCAGAGAACACCTCCGCGTTCCATTACATAATCCGTAGAAGCCCAATGCACATCAATACCTTGGGAAGCTATTCTCATAGCTACACCGCCTGAATAACCAATACCTGTTACGCCTTGCCATGACTTAGTAATAGATAGCGCACCACCCCATTGGGACTCATCCCAAATGGCGTTATCCCATGAACCAATTTGGGCGTTTTGGGCGTTAAATGACACAGTACCAAGATTGTTTTGAGTGTCAAAGTCCACATTGATACCAGCCAATACGCCAGGTATTCCGTTATCAGTTTGGAATATTGGGCGAATCATAGTAAAGCGTTTTAATTGGCCTCTAGCGTCAAAGTAGCTATAGGCTTGCTGTACTTCAGCATTAATATTGCTACCATTGTCTGAGTAGGCGTTCCAAAAATGACCAACATAGCCATCAGCACCAAAGTACATTTGGTCGTTAGATAGTTCCCAACATTGGGAATTAAAGCCACTAAAACTTGCCCAAGACTTAGAAATAGTATTCATTACATATTGCTGAATACCTGCGTTAATTGGCACATTAATAATTAACATATTTTGGGAAGCATAGTAGGCAATTTGCCAACCAAAGTTAATGCCGTACAGCGTGGCTGCTTGAGAAATAGCGTAGTAAATCTTGTCGGTAAGGTTAACCCTAGGGTCTAATCGGCTAGACTGCAATGCAGAAGCCAAAGGCACTAAACCGTCTTGGGTAAGCAATAAAATGTCACCAGAAAACTTATAAAAGCATCTACGACTAAATACAAAGCCTAGTTGCCATACGCCTTTTAATGCCCATGTGTCAACAGAATCAGGGTCAGTACCGTTAAATACAATAATTTCGCCCATTGAGGTAACAAAAACTGCGTAATCGTCAGCACCTTGTCCAGCGTCAATAGTCCAAGTAGCCATTGCTTGTATGTAGCCACCATTGCGGGCTATACCACCAAATTCAAGGGGTTGCGCCTCACCAGCAATAGAATTAACTGGCAAATACCAGACCCTCATACTGCCTTCTTCGGTGAAATATAGCCTGTTTTTAAACAAGTTTACATGAATAAATTTATTAGAATTAACGCCAGTAATAGCAAAATTAATGGAATACACACCTTGAAAGGTTGAGTAAGTGCCTGTAGTTGAAGCGTCAGAAACAGGCGAGGCAGCCATAATGTAGCTAAATATACTATCGCTAATTTTAATAATGTTATATGTGCCGTTGTATTGGCTTGGCACAGCGCCAGAAATAGTCACCACATCACCTGTGTCTAAATCATGGTTTGCAGCAGCTTGTAGCTTGGCAACAATACCAGTTTGCACATTACTGCTAATAGTTTGGGCAGGTACAGTATAAGAACCAACAACCGTAGCTACAGTAGCGGGGGTAGAAGCCATTTCATAGCTAAATTGCACATCACTTAGCTTGGTAATGGTAAATGTGCCGTTATATGCAGCAGGTGTAGCACCAGATACGATTATTTGGTTACCAGTAAATAAACCATGATTTGTGGCTGTAACCGCATTAGCTGTAGCACCAGTATTGCTAATAGTGCTTAATGCTGCAACTGCTATGCTGTAAGTGCCTACAACAGTTGCATTACCGCCTGGGTTACTTACTAAGGCATAAGTAAAGGTTGTAGCACTTTGGCGTGTAATGGCAAAAGTACCGTTATATTGACTTGGTGTAGCACCAGCAACCGTAACAATGTTGCCTGTATACAAATTATGGGCAGCAGCCGTAGTAACTAAAGCGCCTGTACCTGTGTTGGTAATAGAAGTAATAGCATAGGCTGTACCATTGGCTGTAGCATTACTAGCTGGCGTTGTAGCCATTACATAGGTAAATTGGGTAGCTGTTAATACGGTAACTTTAAATGTACCGTTATAAGCTGCTGGTGTAACGCCAGAAACTACAATTTGATTGCCTGTTACAAGACCATGTGCAACTGCTGTAGTAACGGTTGCTAAAGTACCTACTCTTGTAATGGTTTGCATTACTTGGGGTACATCAGTAGCAGCGTTATTTATCCAATCTGTGCCATTCCAAAAGGTAGTAGCGTCTTGACCGTTACAAGCTACTAGAAAATGACCGCCAGCAGTAGTAATATTAATGTGCTGCAATTTGTCATTAGTAATGGTGTGTGAAGCTACTGCAACAGGCCCAGAAACATCATAAATCTGTGTGCCAGCAGCAGCAAATAAGTCTTGAGTGCTTGGCCCAGCGTAATTCATTAAAGAATTAATAGGTGTGTTTACTTCTATTGCATAAACACCCACTACTGATGCACTTACAGTAGGCACGGCAACAGGTCTAAAACTAAAAGAAGTTGAATTAATAACAGTTATTGTATAAATACCGTTATATCCAGCAGGGGTAACGCCAGTAATTGAAACTGTAGCACCAGTAGCTAAACCATGCGCTGCTGCGGTAGTAAGCGTTGCTACAGCCCCAGCAACAGTAATACTAGAGATAGTTTGTACGCCAGTTGTTGTAGTAATAATGCTGGCTTTTGTGTAGCCTAGTCTTAATTGCACATCCGTAGGTGTAGGGTAAAAATTGTCTAAAACAACCGCATCTAAGGGTGGCATTTCAGCAATAGAGTCCCTTGCGTTCCATCCACCAATAGGACTAGAAACTGAGGCTGTTACAGCACTTCTTTGTTTAGGCTGCGCCATGATTAAGACCCATAACCAGTATCAGGAATATTAGCGTAGCCAATAAGCACTTTGCTTGGGTATGGTGCAAATGACAGATTTGGCGCACCTTTGTCATTAGCTTTAACAACGCTTAAATAGCGCATATAGTCTTGGTTTAAAGCAGTTGTGTCAAAAGACTTTACTTGGAAATATTTGAGTTTTGTATAAATAACCATTAAACGGTCATCGTATACAGTTGTGTCTGAGTCAGCAGTAAAGCTATTCTTTATAGTTCCGTCTGCTGCCCTTGCCCAACCTTTGCTACGGTATTCCCAACCAAGGTATTCGTTGGTATTCATTGGAGGCCATACTTGGAATTGATTGTCCAGAATACGCCATCTGATGCGTGGGCCAGTAGAGATATAACCAGACTTTAGCCATTGCCATTGTTGTGCGCTTTCAGGCCCTAATGCTTCCCAATGCTTAGTTTTGTCCCATTGAGTACGGTCTGTAATGGTTTCAAAGTCAGCAGGTAATGAATAAGCTGTTTGGGCTAATACAATCTCACCTGAACCTGTACCTGAAGCCATTTGGCTTAAAACAATGGTTTTGGTAGTGTTGTTTACTGACACTACATTGGTGTCTTGGTTGATATTTGTGCCAGTTACCTGCCATTGCTTAGTAACACCACTTAAATCAATCGCTTCATCAATTTGCAACACAGTAGAACCGTTTACGGTAGTGCCTGTAGTATTAATTGCCTGTGTGTAGAAACGATATTGCACTTGGAGGGCTTGCCAGTTGTATTCCTTAACTAAATCATACCCAGCACCATTCATCAACGCCAATATTTGTTGGACATCTTGTGACTGATTACCAGCAACAAAGGTAGGTACGGCTAAGTTAAGTTCTGCTGTGACTTGCTGAACCATCTGAAGCATTGTTTGACTCATAATTGACCTCTTTTGGCTAATTTAGTAGCAATCATTTTCAGCCTACTTTCTTCAGACATTATTCTGCCTTTTAATTTGCTTCTAATTTTTTGCTTAGTTTCTTCAGAATGTTTCCAGCCAGTTATAGGCTTTCTTTTTAAAGCTGATTCACTCATTTTTTTGCGTGCTTCTTGACTTCTTTTTTTGCCAATTTGTGAAATAGCTATTTTTTTTCTTGTTTCATCCGACAAATGACAATTTTCACCACCGCTAGTTTTGTTTGCCAAAACATAACCCATGTCATTAAATGATGAAATTAACAGCTTTTCGTGACTTAGCGCTTCTTCAGAAGTTTGCCAATATGCCAAAATTTCAGCAATAAAACCGTATTTATTAACAATATTAGTCCAATGCGGATTTCGTCTTGTTGCTGCTAAATGCCTAGATTTTGTGCCTTTTCCAATATAAAAAATTTTATTAGTTATTGGATTAATGTGGGCGTAGGTATAAAAAGCACAGGAAGTGCTTGACTTCACTACATTTCCTGCGCTGTTTAACATATTAGGCCTCTACTACTTTCGGTTTGCGTGATTTTGGAGTTTTTTCCGCAACAGCAGCAAGTAGGGCTTCCATTTGTTCCTGCATTTTGGATAGCTTCGCATCTGTTTCAGCCTTAATTTTAGCATTTTCTTCTTTTAATGCTTGCAATTCTGCTTCTCTTTGTGCTACTTCGGCTGAATCGGTGGCTAAATTAAGAAAAGCCTTGGCTTTTTCACGGAAAGAATGAGGTGACATCCCTGCAATCATGCCAATACGCTGTAATTGTGCGTCTGAACAGTTAGCAACAGACTCTACGGTAGGAAACTTAATTCCTCTTAATTCATCAGCTTGACTACGGGTAACCAAAGGCCATTGTTCAATAAGTGTGCCTTCAAAACTTTGACTTGTACCCTCTTGGTTTTGGTAATGCGCCCAATGGCGTGGGAAACGCTGTTTATGGGACTCTTGGGCATAAGTGTCAATTTCACTTAAATTATCGCCAGGAACCATAATTCTTATAAAATCAAATTCTTTAAAAATCGGTCTGCCAGCTTCTTCAGAAGCCATATCTTGCTTTACTGACCGTTTATAGAATGTGACTGCTAGGTTTGCGTCTGCGTTTCTTACATCTGACTCGATAGCCATTTAAATCTCCTAAGTGGTTAGGGTTATTAAAAGAAAAAGGGACTCCCCTTGTGAGGAAGTCCCTAGGTTACTACTTATTCTTCAATTTTTTAGACTGAAGCCTTGCTAAACCAACCATAATCGCCAGAAGCCATTGCGGTTGTAGGTGAAGTGTAAGTACCAGCAGAAGCGGTAGCTACAAAGGTTGAAGCGTTAACAGTACAAGTTGTTGTTGAAGCAGTAATAGCTGCGCCAGCAATAGCCCAAACATAACGCAAACCATCGTTTGCAAAAGTTTGTACACCTAATGGGCCAAAACTAGCAGAAGTACCTTGTGCAGTTAATTCTGTTGCAGTTTGAGTTCCAACAAGGTCTACACCTGCGATGGGGAGAGTTGTAAATGCCATGATTAATTCCTTTTCTTTATAAATTAGACAGTTAAATAGAGAGGGGTTTCCCCCAATCTATTAGGTTGTCAACAAGCCTTGTAAGAAGCGGTTAGAAGTTGTTAGGTTGCAAGCAACACCATACAGCTTAACAATCGCATCTTGGTTAATCGCTTGGCGTTCGCCACCGATAGGTACAAAGTTGCGGTCTTTGTGAGGGCGGAAGAAAATGTAGTTAGTGTTCAAGAAATACATATATGTTGCTGTTTCTTGTGAACCATAACCACCACCTAATACCACATCAGCAGAAGTACCACCACCGTAGAACTTCAATGAAGCAAATCCAGCAGCGCCAGATTCTTCAGAAGCGATACGCTGAATAGCTTGCAATGCGCCAACATAATATTGGTACATTGTGTTGCCAGCTACAATAAGGTCAGCTTTGTCTGTGCCACGAATCTGCTTAATAGCAGCAGTAGTCATAGAAGCCAACATTGTGTTAGCAGTAGCGCCAGTAGTGATTTGGTTACGCCAGAAAGTCCAGTTAGCAGCATTAATACCACCGTATGTGCCAGTTGTAGGAGTTGCTGAAACAGCAGCGCCTAGACCATCCAGGTTCTTACCACCGTTACCTGTACCGTCAAGGTATAAGTCACCAGAAATGCGGTTCAACAAGCGTGCTTCGGAAACTTGCATACGACCATCTAACAGGTCAATGATTGCTTCTTTGCTGCTGTTTTGTAACATTTCTAAACCAGACATTGTTACTGAATCTGCGTACTGTGCAATCTTAAATTGTGCAGCAGAGATAGGGCTATCTGGGGCAATGTTCAATACTTCGTAACCGCTATAAGAATTAGCATTATTTGTAGCGCTATCCTCATACATTATTTCTTCCAGGATTACATTTCCACCTGAAAAAGGGCGTACATTACCTTTTGAGTTCAATCTTTGTAGGATTGCGTTGTTTTGTGTTAAGTTATCTGCCAATTCACCGCTACGGCTTTGAATAGTCGTTGCGATAATATCGGTAATCGCTGAGTTAGCGTATGTCATGATATTCCTTTAATAAATTGTTAAGTTAAACCCTACGGGCCATTGCCTCACCTAATTGTTCGGCTAACATTGCCCGTCTATCCTTTTTATCCGTTGTAGCTACCGTGCCTCTAGGAGTAGAGGACTTCGGACTGACTGCAACAGTCTTAGCCTTCGCTACTTGCTGTGCTTTGCTTGATGCTTGTTTGGCACTTGTCAGGAGTCTTTCCTGTTCTAATGCCCATACATCATCATTCATTCGCACGGCTTTCTTGTAGGCCGTTTCTAGGTCTTGGGCTTTCCCTAACTCAAGTAGTTGAGCCATTTCTTCCCGAACCACATCAAAATGCGGAAACTTCTCCACATCACTTCTTACTCTTTCGATTTCTAACATCAATCGAGTTTGTTCTTCCTGTTGAAAACGGTTCTTAATGGTGGAAACCTCTTGGTTTACCTGATTAAGTTGGTTCATCAACTGCTGTGTATAAGCGTCTGTTTGAGGGACACTCATACCATCTTCACCTAATTGTATTCCATAATCTTGTGCAAGTCTTTGAAACATTTGCACTTTTTCGCTGTACGGTGCTTTTGACAATACCATGTGCGCCCTACCTAGGTTATTAATCCATGCAGCAGGACTAATATTTTGGGATTGCAATTCTGGAATAAACGGTGCAATAGCTTCTTCGTAGCCTCTTGCCCTATCAGCTTCAGCCTTATAAGTGCTTACGCCTTTCTTATATTCTGACTCACGCTGGTTGGCATATTCGGCAAACTTAGTAAAATCTTCCTTACTAATCTGTTGCCCAGCTTCCATTTTGTCCCAAATTTGGACATATTCTTTCTTCCAAGTGCTTGGGCGAGTTACGGGCTTGACTTCCTCCGCATCTTCATGCGATGCCTCAAATTCAAGTTCTTCAGAAACTTCGGCAGGTTTTTCGTTATCTGCCTCGCTAGTTTTAACTTCAACGGACTCCTGGGCAATATCGTCTTGGACAACATCAAGTTCTTTATCGGCTGGTGTTTCAAGTGTGCCTTCCTCCGCAGCTTCCATGGCTTGTAATAGGGCATCTCTGCGGTTTAGTTGTTCTTCAGACATATATTCTCCAAGTTATCGGTAGTTAAGTTTTGCGTAAGTTAATTCTGCTATTTGGCGCTTGCGTGCCTCTTGTGACTTCCTGCTTAATTCAGGAGGTTTATGTTGCAAAGGGACATCATTGCCCAATTCAATCATTTTGTGCTGTTTTAGGTGGTCACGGTGCATAGATTTAGACTTAATCCATGTGCCATCTACCTGACTAACATAGCCTTCAATGTCAGAAATAATGGTAGGTGCTTCCCTAGCAGTCATATTTTGCTTTTCTGTCCAAGCCTTTTCTGCTTCGGGGCTACCTAGGGTAAACCCCCAGAATTCAAGGTAATGGTCTTTGTCAGACTTTTTGGCTTGTGTGTGGTTACCTTCTGAATAACCGCATTTAGGGCAAATCATTACATTCTCCTTATTAATTCAGGTATTTTGTCTAATTCATCTTCTTCAACTGTGACTACAGAATCGTACCAAGTGCCATGCTTCCATCGCCAACACTTAAAGTCTTTTCTAGGCATGATGCAAACCGTCTTTACGCCTAATGCGCCAGCAAGATGGGCTATGCCTGTGTCTACAGTTACCAAACCCTTCATTGCTTTAAGGTGGCTTGCAGTCTTATTCCAATCTTGCTTCCATCCGTCATTAGGTAATGGTGTCCAAAACCTATCTTCTTCAGGATTAAATGAATAAGCGTCAGGCCCAATGACTTCTAGCATTTTTTCTGGGTGGATTGTGCGGACATAATGCAATAAGCCTTTAGAGGTAGACCAGTTAATACCTATCTTCTTAGGAATATTGCTTGGTAAGGCATCTAAATAGCCCTCAGAACCAATTATTTTGTCAGTTGATAGTGGAAATAGGGCTTTTGCATAAGAGGGCGCTAAAGAGATATAGTAAGGCAGAGAAATAATGCCAATCCAGTAGTCAGATTGCGTAGCAATACCTTCTTCTGGCATATTGGTAAAGGTGTCAACGCACTCTATTTGACCAAACAGAGTATGTAATGAACCATGTTGCAATAAAACAACAGACTTAGCGCCCATGACCTTTAAAAATGGCAAAAACCTCGCATATTGAATAATGTCGCCAAAGCCTTGTTCAGCCATAACTGTAATGGTTTTTCCTAATAGGCTTTCACCTCTCCATACAGGCATTTTTAACGGTTGAGTATATGGCTGTGCTTGATTAGCCATGACATCAGGATGCCAACGGTATTCAAATAACCTAAAACCAGCGTCTAATCGCCCTGCGTGTAAATGTTCGTATGCCAGTTTGTATTGCTGGTGGGGATTTATAGTATTAGGGCTAATAACGCTTCCTCATCGTCTAATTCTGCTAACCGTATGGCTTCAAGTATTGCAATTTCCTGTTCTAGACGGAATTTTGCTTCTCTCATTGCTACTGCGGTTTGCAAATCTTGTTGCTGCTTAATAAGATTAGCGATGTATCGGTCAATATTGGCTAGGTTTGACGGTGTATCAACGCTAACTGCTTGATTAGATTGTAATTCTTTTTGTTTGCGTTTGCCAACTTTTGGTGGGTCAATTAAGTCAGCAATACTTTGCTTGCGACTTTCCTTGTCAGCTTTTAGCGCAGCTAGGCGCTTTTCTTCAGCCTTACGCTTTTTCTTGTCTAATTCTTGGTAATGCTTCCATTCTTCTTTAGTCCAGCCATCACCACCGCTAGGGCCAGTAGGCGTAGGGGGTGTAATGAATATCTGAAATGCGTCATTTTGAAACGCATTAGGCTGAAAAGCAGTTTGAAACATTAGTTAAACCATTGTTCCGTAGGAGGTGTAGGCCATACAGGGTCAACTACAGGGTTAACAGCATAGCCTCTAACTGTGCTTCTATAAGCAATAAACTCAGCTTGGTTTACAAGGTATGGGTTTGACTTTAATGGGTCGCCTACATCGGCAATAGAAGTCCAATCGGTTGAGTTAAGAATGGCTTTAGCTTGATTAGCACATGACAATTTGTCAGCTTCTTGTTGCACCGCAACAGGGTTATAAATTACTTGATTACCTTCAACATCAAACGCTTCTTCGCCAACAGTTCTAACAACTTGTGGATAAAGTAAATAAATGGCATCAATAAAATAATCATTCATGCTGCAATCTCCATTAAAGTAATAGTAGAAGTTGCTGTTAAATACTGAACATTTACAACAGATGGTGCAGTTCGAGAAGCAAACTGTGTTTTATAAGTTACAGTAGAAGTTGTTGCTGGGCTATCTAAATATGTAAAAACGCAAGACCCAACAGCCATTTCTGAGGTAGATGATGTTCCAGCAACAAAAGTTACAAAATTATTAATGTTTGTACCATTTCTACATAAATTAAAATTTACACCTGTATCATTTATTTTTCTTACGCCCATTTGATTTGCAATTACTAATATTTTGCTAGTAGAAAATTTAGGTGTAATAGAAGCAGTTAAACCAGTATCAGCGTAAGTGCCTGTTGAATTACTTGTGCTTGTTGTATAAGTACTTTGAACAACTTGCAATACAGTTCCAGCACTAGCTTGCACCGTGCTATTAGGAAAAGTTAGGCCACTTGTGCCATCGACAATAAATGTCATATTAAGCCTCTACAGGTACATCTTCCCAAAGGTAAGTGGATGTATTTAATACCCAATTACCTGGTTCTGTTGGTTTAGGTGCGTAAAACACGCCTACTACACCGTCAATAACTACTGACTCATCTAATGTATAGCCAATACCAGCGTAGTTAGCACGCAATGGTGTGCCACCGTCAGGTGTGTGCGGTTCAGCAGGAGGTGATGGTGCGTAATGCACATTACCGTAAGTGTTGTAGTCTGTTTGTACCCAATAGCCAGGTTGAGTGTCTACAAACTCTTGGTCTGCACGAATTACATCAAGTACTACTTTTAATGATGGTTCGCTAGTTTGTTCACATTGTGCAAAGTAAGTCATATTAGTTTCCTTCTGGTGGTAATGGGGTGTTGCCTTCGGCTAACCATGCTTGATAGGCTTGCCAATCTGTGTTTTCTATATCATCTGGAATCCAAGCAAGGTCTGATAAGCGCAAAACGCCTGTCATTAACTCGCCAGTTGTAGGACTATTTTTTAATTGGTACATTTTATAACTCCGCTGAAGCTGCAATCCATGCAGAAGTAGTATTAGCTGAAATAACGGTAGCGCTACCAGCAACAAGCCCAGATGAACCAGTCATGCCAGTAGTGCCAATGGATGTAGGACTTAAAGAATCTATTGACCCACCAGTAAATACGGCTGCAGAACCAGCAGAAGCGTTGCTTGCCCTAAAATGTCCTATAGCAGATAAAGTCCCAGTTGGGGTTGTTCGCATGGTTACTGGTAAATCACAAAATTTTCCATAAGCAGCGCTTGTACTATACGCTTGTAAAGTAGTAACAAAGTCAGCAGAAGTTGAAACAATATTTTTTCTAAAAAAATACCTTTGGCACATTGCTTCTTGAGTACCGTAATCAACATATTCAAATCCAGTAGCAGAACTACCTACTTCTAGTTGTACGCCTGTTATGTAGAATGTTGCGCCATTTGTACCTACTACGCTTGTTGCGCCTGTGGCTGATGAAAAATCACCAGCAGACCAAGACCCAGCAGTTCCGCTTAAAGTAGAACCTACACCTAATCCCCAATATACGTTTATACCAAGACCGTTTGTTGTAAGCCATGTACCCGTGGTATCACCTGCAATGCTTATAGTTTCAAGTTCCCAAGTGTTTGCTGTTGTAATTGTGTATGTAAATGGGTAAGAACGGTTACCAGCGGAATTTTTAAAGACACCGCCAAAAGTTCCTGTTAATGAACTTCTCACCCAGAATGACAAAGTAATAGCTTTAGCATTAGCTGTTCCCCAACCTAAGTCTGCAACATTAAGCCCTTCAATTCTTTGCCACATTAAAAACTGTTCACTAGCGCCTACCGTATAAGCTGAAGATGAAGTCACTCCAGAATAATTTGTAAACCCTGTTGGAGGTGTTACAGAACCTTGATTTTGCTGACCTGTGCATTTGGAGGCTACGCTACCAAACAAAGCAAATCTATCTACTATATATTGGACAGATGTAGATTGAGTTATTGAAGCACCAGCATTACGCTGGTCAATACGCATATCACCGTTAATAATGCGATTCTTAAAGCGTGTAGCGTTTCCAGCGCCTAGCGAGGTATTTGCTACGCTAGTGCTTATTACATCTGCGTTTACCGTGCCGTAGGGCATATTAAACTCCTAATCCATGATTGGCAAATTCGCCATGAAGCATATCTCTAGCAAGTCCTACAAACTCTCCAGCTAAAGCTACTGTTGGAAAAGTCCCTAAATATACTTTCTTTTTGTTGTAGCTAATAGCAGCTTGATAACCTTTTTGGCGCTTTATTTTATGCACGCCTTTAATTCCTGTTTTGTTATTACATGGAGTCTTACAGTTATAGTGATTGGTTGTTATATCTGCTGGTCGTAGGTTCTCAATACGATTGTTTGTGTGGTCGTTATCAATATGGTCTACAAAATCAGGGCAATAACCATGATGCAATAAGAAAACAATACGATGAACCATATATCCTTTGGTTTTATGCGTTACTTTTAAATAACCTTTAGCGTCAGGGTATCCAGCAATTCTGCCTTTATTCTTGTGTTTTTGGTCAATTTTGCGAATAAGCTGACCGTCTTTGTATTCAAAGAATGGTTCAAAATCTTCTAATCGCATTTCTAATCTTGGCATTATGCGCCCCTCACTAAACAAGCATTAAACCAAGTTATTGAAATGCCCGCTACTGTTGTTTGTGTACTTCCAGAATTTTGAGTTGTAGATATTTCAACATAATCAGTTGAACCATTTAAATAAACTAATGATGAAATACCAAATTGCGATGCACTTGAGTTTGTATAACTTTGTGCGCCTCTTTTATATGCTGAACCATTTTTATTTAAATTAACTAAAGTAAAACTAAAATTGCCGTTGTAACCAACCATAGCATTTATTTGATAGTAGCCAGCAACAGTAGGAGTAAATCTGTTTGATGCAAAATTATTATTAGTATCAAATTCTTCTGTTTGAAAACCTACTATTACTTCTGCGCCATTACCAACAGATGTTCCACTTGAAGCATAAGCACTAAAAGCTGGCCCAGCAGCGTTAAGCGTACCAGTTTGCGCTGCAATAGTAACGGTATTAGTACCAGCTACAGCAGGTACAGCAACGGTAACTGTACCGCTTGTGTCACCAGATAAGACTATTGAACTCATTAGAGAACCACCCAACGGTTACCAGAAGCAACTGTAACAGTCTGTCCACTTGCCACAGTTATTGGGCCAACAGACATTGCGTTGCTTCCGCTTGGAATTGAGAAACTTGCACTAACAGTTGCGCTGTTTAATACAAGACCATTACTTGCTGAAACTACTGGCGCAGTTAAAGTACCTGTACCAGTTACATAGGTAAAACTAGCCGATAGGTTAGGGGTTGTTGTTCCCTGACCAAATGGCACATAGTTAGTAGTATAAGTTACAGCAGGGGCTTTACTGTTAAAAGTAGTCCAATCTGTGCTTGTAAGATAACCATTTACGCTTGTTGTGGCTGCTGGCATAGCCAGGTTAGGCGTAGCCCCACCAGAACTTGTTAATGGTGCTGTGGCGCTAACGCTAGTTACCGTACCACCGCTTGAAGGTTCTGTATTGGTAACTGTAAAGTTAGGGTAAGTACCAGTAACACTAATGCCTGTACCGCTAGCAATAGCTACAGTTTGGTCTGGGGCTGTGTTTGTTAATGTAATTGACCCTGTGCCATTAGTTACAGAAACACCAGTACCAGCCGTTAATGTGGCTTTTGTAAGGGTATTGCCTGTTGTATTGCCAATTAGCAGTTGCCCATTGGTATAGCTAGTTTGACCTGTTCCACCTTGGTCTACTGGAATTGTGCCAATAATGTGCTGAGTTTCTGTAGAAATAAATTGTACTGAAACTAACAATGTGCCAACACTAGGGTTAGACCTAAGAATTACGCCTACTTGAATTGAATAATTAGGCCTTGTAGGTTCGGTAGCTGTATATGCGCCAGCAGTTGTAGCTGATAAGAATACGGCTGCACCTTCGGCAAATGCAGAAGTATCTAAACCATTAACCAATCCATTAATAGTTACATAACCAAAACCATTGTTTGCAATAGATGTGGTAGTTACACCAATAATGTCAGCAGTAGCAAAGCTAGTTGCTATTGCTTTGGCAATGGTTGGAGTGTTGCCCGTTGCGCCATTTATATAAACTACTGTTCCATCAGGTATGGTTGCGCCTGTTTGATTGCGTACTCTAACAATGTTTTCTTGGCCGATATTTACAGTCATTTGACTGTTATCGTTGTAATAAGCTAATGTTTTGGCATCTGTATCGTAAAAAACTTTGCCTTCTAAATAGGAAGGGGCTGTAACTGGTGTAAAGTTTTCTTCAATAAGCCCTGTAATTGCACCTGTATCACTTACTGTAACTATGCTGTTTTGCAGTAATTTACCTGTAGTGGTATCAAATCGTGCTATTGCATTATCTGTGGCACTTGCTGGGCCAACTACATCACCACCTAATGATGGGGAAGAATTAGTAATAACACCTGTAGTATTGTTATAGCTAATGCCTGTACCAGCGCTAACTGATGCCCTAGCCCTAGCGTCTGTGTAGTAAAGGTTTGTGCCTTCGGCAATGTTTGTAGTGGTTAACACTACTGCGCCTGTAAGGGTATTTACTGAGGTAACAGAGTCAGTATTGTCTACCTTTTGCCAAATCGTGCCGTTATAAACCGCCCAATCGCCAACCAACCAATCAGTAGTCCCATTAAGGTTAGTACTGCCAGCGACACTAACCACATAGTAATAACCCTTAGTACCAACAGAGGAAGTAAGAGTAGGAGTATTAGTACTTGCATCCCATGTTCCTTGATAATTCAGCGCACCAATGACAGCGTCAGGTATTTGACTAATAGGTACTTTGGTAGATGAATCTAATGTAGCTACGCCTAATGCAGCAGCCTTTTGCGTGGTAGGAATGTAGTCACTAATCGTAACGCCAGACATTGCCCCACCAGTAACATTTATGTTATTACTGTTTTGCGTGGACATTGTACCTAGACCAGTTACATCGGTGTTAGGAATAGTGGCAGCAGCAGTCATTGTGCTTGTGCCATTACCCTTAACATAGCCAGTTAATGTAGCTGCACCTGTACCACCGTTAGCTACAGGTACAGTACCAACTAAAGTATGGTCTGCGTTCCAATCAGTTGGGCGTACTAACGATGTGTCATCACCGTCAGGTATCGTTGAAACCTTACTATGCTTGACCGTTATAGCCATTATTGGACACCTATAATTTTGCCGTCTTGACCTCTAACTACAGTCTTAGGTCTACTTTGTTGTGCATTGATTGTATCAACAAGTGCAGTAATAGCCTGTGCCATTTGTTCATTACCTTGACCAATAGCGTTAGCAATAGGCTGCATTGGGTGTTCCATAGCGTGTGCTAGGGTTTCCTCAGTCATATAGGCTTGTGCGCCATCTGATTCATCAGCACCAATGCGGGCTACTTCAATCTTTGCACCATTATTAATATGGGCCAACAATACTTGAGTGTTTCTCTCAGTCATTGACTTCATCTGGGCAACTTTCATTTCCATGTCCATCTGCATCTGATTGCGCTGTTCTTCTAACTGGAATTTAAGTTGGTTTTCTTGCGCCTGGTACTCTTGTTTAGCCTTTTCTAACTCCATCTGTGCAGCCATCTTCTGCTGTTCTAACTGTGACTGCATTTGTAGCTTTTGCATATCAGCTTGTTGTTGCATCTGCATCTTTTGTACTTCAACAGACGGTGGTTTAGGCTGACCTTCAGCTTGTTTAGCCTGGTCACGGAATTTATCAGCAGTTTCGTCAATAATTCCTTCTAATTGCTTACCAGCTTTAAACGCTGTTACGCCAAACTTCAACATTTCCATCAACATAGGCACTAATTCAGGTGCTTGTGCTGCTGCTGGTAACGCCATCTGTGTAAATTGACCAATAGCAGCTAGGAAAGCGGTTCTATCTGCCTTTTCTTGCTGTTCATCTTGGTAAATCATGGAGTCAGAGGTGACTTCTATGCGGAAATTCTTGCTTGCATCATTGCGTAGTAATTCAATGGCCTGTGGAATCATCTGTTGGTCTTGCGGTGACAACTGCATAGCACCACTAATCTGTACTAATGTTTCATCAGTAAAATGATTACAGATAATTTGGGCTTTAATACGCAGTATTTCAGTAGCAAAGTCTACAACTGAGTGTTGCATAGTCTTTAAGCGACCAGCAGCGTTGTTTGACTTAATAATCTGTGCGCCCAATGTTTCATTAGGGTCAGTCTGACCACGCTGAATATCGGCAATACCCATTAATTCATAGATTTGACCCTTAACTTGTTCCATTGCTTGATAGCAAGACATCAATGCGTTAGCAAATGGGGTAATGTCAACTAAGTCAATAGCGCCCTTCATACCTTGTTTTTCGGCAAATGCCATCCAGTTGTGTACTGGAATCAAGGTGTTGTTCTCGCCTTCAGAGAATAAGCGCTGTAGTTCAGAAGATGATGCGTCATACACACCACGCACTTTCAATGCGTTAATAAGGCCATCAATACGGTCAGCCAAAGTGTCTAATTCTCTTGCTTGGTCTTGGTAAATAGTAAAGTCAGGGATTGGTTCTAAGCTGTCTGTAGTCAATGTAGAGTACAAAGGCTTTGGACAAGGCCAAAAGTTCTCTAACTCTAATGGGTCATCCCGTTCATCAAGAATCTTGCCTAATGACTTAGATAACCAATATACCTTGCCTGTTTCTTTGTCCCATATTTCATAGATAACAGCTTCGTATACACCGTCATTAGACTTGTAAGACTGCTTTAAATCGTCAGGCTTGGTATCCAATGGGATTTTGTAGCCTAAATCTTCGCCAAAGCGTTCAACCAATGCTGGGCGTGTCATATAGACTTTACGCCATACAGAAGTTACTTCTTCCCAGGTGCGTGCAACAGTATGTCCAAAGTCTTTCCAATGCACATAGTCTACTGGGGCGCACTCATACTCTATGCGTTCTTGGTTCTCATTTTCCATACCTTCTGGCGTTTGGGCTTCATCGGTATCTTCAGTTACTTGGTAGCCATCATCAGGCGCACCATCAGCCATGCCACCCATTTCACCAACAATGTGTGGTTCATAACGAACCCAGCTAACACCACGACCACCTAATAAGCGGTCTAATACAGCGTTGTTCATTGCTGACTTATAGTCACCATAGTGTTCAATCTCAAACTCTAATGCCCGTTCTAGCATCATTGATGCGACTCTACCTATTGGGTCGTTATCACGAAACCGCCTCGAAACATCGGGGCGTGGCAATCTAGCAAAGATAGCTGGTTGAATTGTTTGGACATTTGACCAAAGGATATTAAACCTGGCATTAGGGTTGCGGTCATAACGGCTATCGTCTTTGTATTTCTTAACAATGCGGTCAGCCCTTGACTCCCATTTCTTGTAAGACCTTTCATACCCTAAGATACAGTTGTACCAATCTTCGTATGTACGGTTTACCGTTGCCTTGTCATTCGCCATCAAATTCTCCCTGTTGTTGGCTTGGGGTTTGCTTTCCACAAGTCATTCAACGAAACATCTGTTTGTCCTACAAAAACCCCAGTAATCGAGTCGTCTTTATGGGGAAGTCTTGCCTGTTCTTTCCAAGCTACTGCTGCCATCCTAAATGCGTCTGCGCCATGTGAAGCCCAATCATGTCTAGGTTTATCTCTAAAAATCTTCTTATCCTCGTCATACTCACGCTGATACTGTCTTAAACATTCAATACCTTCTTCGCACTTAGGGTCAAACCAGCTACGCAATAGCATCATGCGTGTTGCTTGAATTCCGTCTTGAAGTGACAAATTTGGCACAATCTTCATAGATTTTAACGGAATTTTCAAAGAAAGTTGTTCAATTATTGACTTTCCTCCACTTGCTAGTGTTTTTGCCTTAGCGTCATGAGGTAGCCAATGAGTGTCATATTTGCAGTTGTACTCTTTTTCTTTCTGCTGTATGTACCCTGTGTAGTAGGGAATACTGTTGCCATTACTTGTTTGGTAATCAAGGAATCTAACCTCGCCATGCACCACTTGGAATGTCCAAATAGTTGTATCGTCTGAGTAACCTAAGTCCCAAGCACTTTCTAATGGGAATAAAGGGTCATACTCTATTGGTGTTATGCGGTCTGAATCAGTTAAAGAACGCATTTCTTTACCGTAAAACGAACCAATAATAGCGCTTTCAAAGTCACATTCAAACTCTTGTAGGTATTGGTCTTGAGTCATAGACTTAGCAGCATCTTCTAACTCTGACTGTGCAAGTAACCCAGTTTGACTAGCCCTAAATGTTCTGCAATACCAACCATCGTCTTTGCCAGCTTGGTTATATATATCCCAAAATTGGTTATGGCCCTTGGGTGTACCAATAAATACAGCCCAACCCCGTCTATCTGCTAAGAGTGGGCGTATTACAGCACCCCATGTAGAGGGCTTCATATCAGCGTATTCGTCAAGCACTACTCCGCACAATCCCAAGCCACGCAAATTATCTGGGTTATCTGCGCCAAATAGCCTAATTTTTGCGCCATTAATTAATTCAACCCATAATTCTGCAATATTGTGTTTTGCCCTTACTGGTTCAGTAAAGCGCATTAAGTAGTCCCAAGCAATAGTTTTAGCCTGGCTATAGTACGGTGCTATATACGCATAAATAGCGTTTTCTTTATTCTCTGTTAATGCTTTATAGATGATGTCATTAATACAGCTAACAGTCTTGCCACAGCGTCTATGCGCTACTATGACAGCCCAGCGTTGTTCTCTATCGTGGAAATCTAAGAATACTTCTCTAGGCTTGTAGTCTAGTTCAATCTCTATTTCTTCCAAGAAATAACCATCCTTTGTGGGGCTTTAGCATCACCTACTACTTCAGTCCTAGCTAACTTAGGTACAGAGTATTCAACTAGGTTTTGTACTATCTCACAGGCTTTAGCAGGGTTAGGTTGCACAATCCACTTACCAGCAAGGTCATCATAGATGCCTTCTGCGGTGCTTTGTATCCACGATTGAATATAAGGTAGGTTACTATCAAGTAACGCTTTAATCGCTTCACGGGCTTCTGTAGTGGCTTTATTAGGCACTCCAGCCTTACGACCAGCCCTATTTAAGTTGTTTTCAACAGACTTCGACAGTTTTTTATCCATACATTCTCAAGTAATTGATTTGTAAGGGTTTTATTCTACTACAAATTATTAAGCAATGTCGGGGTCGTGTATCTTGTTCATTGCGTCAGCTAATGCTTGTTTACGCTTCATTCTAGCGTTCTCTTTAGGGTTAAGCATTTCGCCTTTACCACCTACTGCTAGTAGTGGTGGCTTCTTCTTATCTCTACGCATACGCTGTTGTTTCTCAAGCGTTGACTCATGTTCTGGGCGTAACATGGCATCTTCTTTTTTATAGGTTCGTGTCATGTGTTTCATGAATTAGCCTTTACATATTTAGCATACTGTTCTTCTAACATTGCTTTACGCTTGCCTTTTGCGTGGCTGCGTTCTTCGCTTAGTGCAATAGCTACTGCCTGTTTTTTAGGCTTACCAGCTTTCATTTCAGTTTTAATGTTCTTACCTACGCTTTGGGCGCTACCTGACTTATCTAATGGCATGGTGCTTCCTATTTTAAAAAGCGTAGTTTGTAAAGGGTTGAGTCAATAAGCTGTGCTATCTCATCAATAATATTCTGAATTTGGCTTTCTTGGGGCAAATCTTTGCGGGCATCATTAACAAAATTCTTCAATGATTCCAAGTACTTAACCGCTTCTTTAGGCTGGTGATATACGCTTGGAAAGGTTGTAATTTTGTTATAACAGCCCATGTAAGCCTCAAGTAAATCGTCTGTAAGGTCAACAATACTGTCGTAGTAAGTTCCCAAAGCCATATGCTTGCTGAAACTATCAGTAGACCAATGAAAGAAATGGGTATTAGTAGCGCTATGCAGCATCGTAGCAGCAAATAAAGCCATGTTGTCATTCATAAGAATCCTCATCAATTTCAAGCCATTTTAACAGTTCTTCAGCTTCTTGCACGCAATTTACCCTAGCTAATTGACCACCTTTCCAATTAGCAAATAAAGTTAATTGTTGTGGGGTTAGTTTCTTATCCTCACCGTCTTTAACTTCGATTAGAATAGTGTGTCCTGCGTAGGCAACCATTAAATCTGGTATCCCACCGCCAACCATGTGAAGCAGAAACACATCTGCCCCCATTTTTCGTAGTGCTTTTACCACATCACCTTGATTTTTATCAACTTTTTTAGCGTATGCCATATTTTAGGTTAGTATTCAGTAACTTAACAAGTATAAGGGGTAATTAATGGCTGGTTATCATTTATTGGATGAAGAATGGATTGCCGAATGGAAAAAAATTGGCAGCCCTCAAAAGTTTGCAGAAATTCATAAGCAAGATGTAAGGTCAATATATAACCGTAGGCGTTCTATAGAAACAAGACATGGCATTGAATTACCTACTTTTAATGACCAAAGAATAGCCATAATAAAAAAAATTCAACAAACAGAAGGTCATGTACGCAGAGGAATTGATTTAGAAAAAGGCAGAATTGTTGTTTTTTCTGACGCACACTTTTGGCCTGACATTACTACAACTGCTTTTAAATCATTAATTGAAGGCATCAAAGAACACAAACCTTCGGTTATAGTGGCTAATGGGGACTGTTTTGATGGAAGTGGTTTGTCAAGATTTCCAAGAATGGATTTTGACAAGTTGCCTAGCGTAAAAGAAGAATTAGAAGCCTGTCAGCATTATTTAGGTGAAATTGAAAAAGTTGCTAAAGGTGCTAAATTAATATGGACAATGGGTAACCATGACCAAAGATTTCTAGCAAGTGTCGTTCAAAATTTACCAGCTTTTGAAGGTGTGCCAGGCACTCATTTAAAAGATTATTTTCCTATGTGGAATTCTTGTTGGTCTTTTTGGGTTAATGAAGATACTTGTATAAAGCATCGCCATAAAGGTTCTTTTGGGGCAACAAGGGCAAATCCTTTGGCTGCTGGTTTAAATATGATTACTGGGCATACGCACCATTTGTCTGTTTTTCCAGTTGCCGATTATTCTGGCACAAGATGGGGTTGTCAAACTGGCACATTAGCAGATGTTAATGGCCCTCAATTTTCTTATACTGAGGACACAGTTAAAGATTGGAATAGTGGATGGGCTTTGTTGACTTTTGAACGGTCAAAATTATTAATGCCTGAAATCATTAGGGTTTGGGGTGAAGATGAAGTTGAGTTTAGAGGCAAAATACATAGTGTATGAAACTAACTCCAGCTATTCTTAAAAATCTATACAGCGCTATTTACTGTATGAAACCGTTTTGTAACTGGCGGAGTATGCCATTGCCAGATGAAATAGAGTTTATTGTAGATAAAGGTGATGACATGGGTACTTATTTATATGACCCATCTAATGACAAGTATGAACACACCATTACTATTTCTGAGGTTCGTTGTGGGACTCTGGACACGGTGTTAAAGGTGTTGTTGCATGAAGCAATCCATATGTCCCGTCATCGGACAAATAAATGGACACACCACGACAAGGAGTTTCGTAAAAAAGCTTACCGTATTTGGTCTGAAATTGGGTTTGTTGACCCTCTAGAACTTTAGTCATACGATTTTAATATACCCTTCGTCAAATAACCATCCGATTGTATTGCGATGAGAGTTTTCAAAGAATTCAACCCGTGACATCTTATCCATTTTAGACCCTTGGTCGAGTTCCATGTGGCAACGGTAACAAAGGGCTGCGATGCGATAATCATGAGATTTAAGTCCTCTACCTTTACCATCCCGAAGCTGGTTACTGTGTGCTGCAACCACAGTTCCATCGGAATTTCCGCAGTTTTGGCAGGGAGATTGTCTGATGATTTCAAGTAATTTTTTGTTTCTATATACCATCAGCCCATTCATACCATTGTTTGTAATAGGCTTTAAACATTTCAAGTCCAGAACCTATTTCAATACATTTGCCTTTTGGTTGCACTCTAAAAAACTTGTCAACAAACATTTTGTTGTTGTCAGAATGACCCCAAACAATAATAACAATAAATTCTTCTTTGTTTGCTAATGCTTGCAATAATATTTGCTGCCCATAACTAACTTGTTCACCTTCATAATCATTAGTTTTAGGCCGTTTCCATTCCATTACTAAAAACTTGCCTTTTCTTTCACATATACCGTCTATATCGCTGGGAGAAAACTTTTCATTACTAGGTATTAACCCTATAAGTTCACCATAATCCACAACTTTAGGATTAGGGTTACGCATTGACCTTACTTCAGCCATTGTTTCCTTACTTGGTCATAGGTAGCAAACTCTAGTTGTATTGTTTCTTCTGCTAACTCACAAGCAATTTGAGTGGCTTTTTCATAATTGTTTTTAAGTGTAGCTTCATGGTATTTTCTTAGAAGTCTTTGAATTTTAAGGTAATTTTCTGAGTAATCACTCATTTAGTCAGTCTTTCAATATTACGGTTGTTAGCTTGGTCTGTGCGCCATATTTCTACTCTAAGTTGGGCAGCAGTTAATTGCCATCTTAATGCTTCAGCTTGTTCCGTTGCCGTTCCAATAGCTTTGCATAAATCTTGGTACTCTTGGCTTCTATAAGCCTCTCGTTCTTGTGCGCCCAAACTTTGTTCGTTTGTCTGTGCCATTTTAATCGCCTTAAGAGAACTTTTAAACGCTTCAAGCTGGGCCAGTTCGCCCTTCGCTTTGGCATACGCTGGCGCTGTTTTGAAGATAAAGTCAATAGCATCGTTAGGGTCGTAATCTTTCATTTGAGGGCCAACCACAATCCAACTTGGGCAAAGGCGTATCCACCCCAAATCATAGCGTTAGATGTAGCACCCTTATTAAACTGGGCTATACAGACTATAAGGTAACCTAACCCTGTAGCGCCTACTATTATTTTTTCCAACATTCCCATTCTCCCCTGTTTCCTTTTGCATACTGGTCTTGAAAGTCTGCAAAGTATTGATGTAAAACAACTTTTTCACTAATGTATATACGAAACTTGGTTAGCCCCATGTCTTTACGAAACTTACACAATTGCCTGACGGCTGATTTGTGTTGAAATTCTTTGTCGTAATTGGGCGTATGACTCTCCTGCGTAGGGAGTAATTCCAAGTTCAAATGCTTTAGCAAGTGTCAATTCTTCCGATGAATACCAAGGTAATGCTGGCTTTTTGGGCGGTTCAAAGTCTAATTCATCAAGCCAACGCATTTGATTAAGCCATGAGGCTGGGTAAGGAATAAACTCCTTATCCGTGCCTTTGACCCTCCAGTATTTTATATGACTAGCAAGGGCCTGTATTACTTCTTGGTGTTCCTCTGGTTTTAATTTTAGCCACGCCTTTATCGCTGTTCCCTTTGCTACTTTTTTTGGGTAAAGACCCCAGAATGTCGCAAACATTGTAATCATCCCCTGTTTGATATTGGACAATAGCTTCTACCATTGTTGCTGTTAAGCCTTGCTGAACTAAAAACTGTAAACCTTTTTTGTCGTAGCGTACATTGACATCAGCAGACCCATCGGGGTTTTCTTTAACCTTTGTTATCTTTATTAGCATTTTTGACCTCGTTGTCCATCATAGAAACAATTAAATTAGCAATAAATAAAGCCTGTCCTTCGCCTTCTGTATGGACATCTACTTCATTGCCTTTGGCGGTAATCATAATATTGGCTTGTGATAGCTTTTCAGCGTCTAATCTATCTTCAGTTGTAAAAGTGGTCATTTTTTTTGTGCCTTTCTTGGTAATCCACGCTACTGGTTCATTGTTTCTCATAGATTTAAGTGCTTCAAATCCTTCTGTTATTTCTTTGGCAAGACTGCGTTCATTGTTCATTAATATCCCCAAGGGCGTATAGGTTGAACAGGTTGTGCTGGTATGTATGGTGTGTATGGCGTAGGTTGTGGCGTTTGGTAAGTGCCTTGGTATTGACCAGCAGCACCGTAAAAGTTTACTTGATTACCGCTTGTTTGTGCGCTGCCTTGGTATTGACCTGCTGGGCCATAGTAGTTGGCAGTATTGCCAGACTGTTGAATGTTGCCTAAATATTGACCTTGTGGGCCATACAAAGCCTGTGCTTTTGCTGGTATGCCATATCCAAACATAATGCCTAGAAAAGCACCTAATAAACAAGCCCCTATAAAATCTTTCATTTAAATCCCCTTAAATGTTTACTCGTTATTGAGTCATTCCAATTTATTACTAACTTCCCCTATTGTCACTAACTATTTACTTCAAGTTGCCAAAATACGACAAGGCTGTATTTGGCAGTTGCTACTCGTTAGGTGGAAAGCCACAAAAACCCTAACTTACTGCATCCTACAATGGTGGCTTAACGCCTTGATAAAAAGGGGAGGTGGCAGGACTCCGTGATGTATGGTTGCGAAAGGGGAAATCGCACCTACCACCTCTTGATTAGTTTAGCTTATTTTTTAACTTAAATACTTTTAATAAAGACAGAAAAGCCTCGTACCCATCTTTAAGGTCTTGTTCTTTATGGATTTTTATTGCAACTTCATCTGTATCCCCATTTATAAACACATTAGCGCATATTGCGTCAGGCCCTAAAGCCTCTCTATAGGCTGCAAGCTGCAATGTATACTCATAGTAGGGTGTTAGTTCACCAGGGGGTTTCTCTGTCGTCTTAAAGTCAATTACTACGCTAGGCAGGTTATTGTCGGCTTTACAGTACAAATCGACCTTGCCACCATAACCTTCGGGGTGTCTAAAAGACTGTTCTGACAACCATTGGCGTTTTCCAAAGGTGTTGTCAAGATGTTCTTGAACCCTAGCGATATAAGTAGGCCACTCAGGTAAATAAACATTAGAGAAATAACTATCCAAAATGTCGTGGATATTAGTACCCCTTTGTGCAGCTTCCCTGCTTTTTCCTTTTGCAAGGTCAAGTATTCTTGATACCCATTCTTTTTCATCTTCGTTTTCCCATCTTGGATATTCAACCGCAGCGTATAGCACTTGGGTTTGTTTCCAAGTGTCTAGGCCCGATTTAGATAACATTGAATTAATTGTTGTAACACTAGGTACTAACCCTAATTCCCTAGCGTCTTTTATATTGGTGTTTCGTTCTTTACCGTTTTTGCCAATAATTGTATAGCGTGGTTCGCCTGTGTTTCCACAATACCAATGTTCTGCCATTTGTTTCCCCTTAGATTTACTACTTAATTTGCAACTGTAATATTTTCATTCTATCAGCTTCATCTTGCACCATGTCTGCTGCCAGTTGAAATGCTGTATTTAAAACACTTTCAAGACCTTCTAGCGTCATTGAAATTAGCTGTCTTTCTTCATCCACATGGTATTCCTCTGTGTGAATAATTGCCTGTTCTTTAATAATGCAGTTCAACTGGGTATTCATATTTAACTCCTAAAATGGCACATCATCTTCAATGGTGTTTTTAGGTAATTCATCAGCGCCAGACTCTTTAAAGCCCATTGGTAACTTTTCTTTACCAATAGAAACGCTAAAATATTTACCGTTTTTACCTTCTTTAACCCATGCAGACAACCAATGTTCTTTACCATTGTTCATAATTGAACCTGTGTAGTCTGGGTGGGTTTCGCTTGTTTTGCGGGTATTTTTAAAAAGGTTACCGCTACCTTCTTTAGGTTGAAAAGCCATTAAATCATCTCCACAGGTTTAGCTACAGGTTTTAAGGTTGTTTTAATTGTTTGTGATGCAGCGTTTCCATCATCGTCAGCTTGTACTACACCAACAAATGCCGCCAGCGCATACCTACGCATATAGGTTAATGCTGACCCTGCGCCTTGTGCGTCTGCCTTTTGGACAGGCACAGACATTTCTTGTTCAATCCATTCGCCAGAGTTATGGCATAGGCGTGTTACCAGCCACATACGGCCTTCAAAGTAATTGCCAGGCATCTGGATAACACTAAGACCGTTTGCAGCCATAAGACTGCGACAAGCATCCCAAACAGACTCCAAATCAGCATACCGAGATTTGAAGAAAGGATTTGCTGAATCTTTTTTAGCATAAGTGAGTTCCCCTTGAACTTTAGACAATGCGGTTGCAAGTTCTTTAATAGAATCAGATTGAGGCATTTTTACCTCCAAAGACATTACCAAAATCTTCAAATACTGATTGCAACAAAACATTGCGTTTGTTGTTGGGTTTACCACACGCTGCACGAATAACATCCACATCGTCTTGCGACAACTCTGTGCCAAATTCCATGTTATCTAACGCTATTTCTAAGCGTTCTTCCATTTCAGTCATCACCTGTGCCATTTCATCCATAGTATTTCTCCCTTTGGCATAGCAAAATTGCTATAACTAGACTTTAACACAAGTAAATAAAAAAAGTAAAGTCTATGCAAATAAACAACATTTAAGTTAAACTGCGTTAATGGACACAAAATTAAAACTAACAGACACGGCAATTATTGACCTACTGGGTGGTACAGCAAAGGTAGCTAGGATGTGCAAAGTAGACCCTGCTGCTGTTTCTAATTGGCGTATTAGGGGTATTCCAGCCGACAAATATATGCTTTTGGGCGCAAGAATTGAAAAAGAAAGTCATGGTTTGGTAACTCGCCAAGACTTGTTTCCTACTAGCTTTTGGCTTATATGGCCTGAGTTGCTAAAAACCAACGCATTTGGCACTCAAAATGAAACTGAGTAATGTAACCATTTGTGCTATAGACTCGGTACAACCAGAGTTGGCATTAAAAGCTATGGAAAGAAGCAAGCGCCATATTCAGTTTGGTGATGACTTATTTATAAATCATGCCAGCATTAATAGCCGTCAAGCCTATAGCAAATTTGTGCTTCAAGAACTGCATAAATACATCAAGACGGACTTTGTTTTAATTGTCCAATGGGATGGGTGGGTAATCAATGCAAGCGCTTGGCAACCTCAATTTTTAGATTACGATTACATAGGTGCAGTATGGCCTTGGCATCCTGAAGGATTGCGTGTAGGTAATGGGGGTTTCTCCCTACGCAGTAAGCGTCTTTTAGAGTTAACATCAAGTTCTAAATTTGTTTATAAAGAAAAAAATGAAGATGACCTTATTTGCCATTTAAATAGGGATTACCTTGTAAGCAATGGAATTAAGTTTGCGCCAGAAGAATTAGCAAGGTATTTTTCTTTTGAAAGAGAGTTGTCTAATTTGCAAACCTTTGGTTTTCATGGGGAATTTCATAGAGATAAATATTTGTAGTAAGATTGCAGTCCGCACCCCAAGCGTATTAAGTGGTTAAATCGCCAGCGTGGGAGAAAAGATAGGCTAGTGTGAACCCCATTGCAAGCCTCGTAGCGTTAAATGGCGACTACACAAGACGGAAAGGACTTGGGTGATACAAACTTTTCATCGAATGAACATTATCTTCGTGAAGGACTAGATGTCATAGACATTGGGTCGGCTGATAGTCCCCTATCACCCTTGGTCAAGTTATGTCTAAACCTTATACATATTGATGCCTATGTGTACATTAATTGGCAAAAAATATATATATGTTTGTAAAGTTCTTAGCTTATTAAAGAATCCTTAAATAGCTTAAAGCCTTATTAAAGAGTCATTTACTAAACCTTACAAAATGCCCCTATCGGGAATTTTTGTGTAATATACGCTACTTTTTCTTACATTATTCCCGTTTAGGAAATAAATAAGTGCATGAAATTTCAATAAAAAATCATGCAAAAATGTGACATTAATGTCCTATGTTTGTAAAGTTTGGCAAAATACAACACTTAGGGAAAACACCTACATAAAACTATTGCATTTAGAATAAACTTCTTTACATCAGGTCATTGACACTATTCAGCTTAAGTACTCGTAGACGAACGACTAAAAAGACTTTGACCTGATATTTCTAAAAAGGGTTTATGAATTTTACTGAAATATGCCCTTGCGATAACTGCGAATTAGCTTATAAATGCGGTGAAGATGAGTTAGCTTGCAGGGCATTTTCTAGCTTTGTATTGCGTGGCGTATTTGATGAAAACAGAATAAGGATGCCTTCTAACCAACTGTTTCAAAAGGTATTTAAAGAAGATGACAAGGCCCTTAAAAATTACCTAAAAGCATTACAAGCTAAAGGTGGAAACAATGAATTATTTTAAAGACATTTTAATAGTTGTATTGGCTGTTGGCTTAATTTTGTCTTTTAGCATAAATACAACACAAATAGCCGTGCAAGAATGTGTTAAAGAACCGTATGAACAGAACCAAATGGTTGGTGGTTGCGTTATGCAAAAAGCAAGCGGTAGATGGATAAGGACTTGTGGGTGATTGAAGATATAGAAAAGCTATTGATTTTAGAAAAAGATGGGTCATACACTATTAATGTTAATGGTGGTGAAATAACAGTAGGGGAAAACCATGACAAAAAACGACAAGAATTTATTAAAACAAATGATTGAAGCTGGGCGCTTTAGCTACCCAATGTATGAGTTATTAATAAAGCAGAATGCAGCCAATTCTAAGGCCATGATTAGGCGTATGGGCAATAAGTGGGTGTGTCACCCCGACAATCGTGTAAAACGCCTAGAAACGCCTTTAGGACAGATTACAAAGGGGTCAAGAGTTCTTAGCCATGTTAAGGGCTTCTAATTCTTCTTTGTCTACTCTTGCAAACCAACCTTTTCCAAACATGGGGAAGGTTTTTAATGACTTGTAATATTCTCGTCTAGTTTCAGAGAATTTAGCGATAAGAGTTGCAGTATTGGAGTCACGAATAACTCCTCTTGTTGCTTGTCCAATAACTCCGTCAGGTAGGCATCCAATAGATGATTGAAGCAATTTAACTGACCTACCTGGCCCTGCGTTAACTCCCATTGAAAAGACAATAAGGTCGAGTCCCCTAGGCAATACTTCTCCATAGCAAGGCCTCCAGTATCTTTGTTCATATAAGGGTGCTACTTGGTCTTTTGTGAGGTTTTTAAGGGACTCCACAGGGTGACCTACCCATTCTTCCCAAACACGCTTAGTAACGCCTAAATTCGTTTCACCGCCAGGGTCGCTAGGATGATTAACCCAACCACCTTCTGACTTCAATACTAACTCAAGACACTCTTTAAAATTACCTTGCATTAAAAATGCCTATTTGTTCATTTAACCATGCTTGCAATGAAACAAGTTGTAATGTCGTTATGGCGCACTTTTCAATAAATTGAGGGTCGGTGGCTGTGCCATCAGTTGCGCTGGCGGTGTTGGAAATAACGCCTGTTTGTTGGGGATTGGTGAAGCGCACCCCACGATAAGTAGACTTAATAATAGACAGCTTATTTTCATAATCATTTTTTACCTTTTCGTTTATTTGGGCAGCTTCTTTAGCTTTATAAAGATTAATCATATCTTGTTCTTTAGCTTGTGCTTCAGCTTTAGAAACATAGGCATCATATTTTACAGACTGATATTTGCCGTAGCCAATACCACCAACAGCAGCCAAAGACAGCGCTGCGTATATATAAAACTGAATTGGAATTGTTAAACCAAACATTATTTGTCCTCCAAAGGCATTGTGGTTACAAATCTAAGCACAGCAACAACAATACCAATAAAAATAAGGCATACGCCATACAAACGAGGGTCAATAAGATTTTCAACATAGCTAAAATTGTCATAGACCACACCTAGTACAACCAATGCAAAAGAAAACCACATGGTTTTGGAGTGCATAGCACCCTTAGTCTTGCGCCTCATTTGGCGTGATATATACCAGCAAAAAAGCTAATAATTCCACTAATTGCAGAAACAACAGCCATACCCATCCAGAAACCACCACGACTCTTATTGGCTAATTCAAGCAGTTCTTTAATATCTCTGTCCATGCCATCGACTTTGGCTTGCAAAGTTTCTACTTGCTGTACAAGACCGCCAAATTTAAACATATCAAATTCAGCCATATCATGCTTTCTTTTTGCGTGCTGTAGTCTTTTTTACTGCTAACTTTTTAGCAACAGTTGTAGGTTTTGGGGCAACTTTATTAGGTGTAGGAAAAGACCATGCAGTATCTACAGTAATTTTGGGCATATAACCCATTTTGTCAAATAACCAAGTAACAATAAACATAGTAGTCCTTTAAGCCGTATAAGTACCAGAAGTTGTAAATTTAAGAATAGTGTTTGCGCCAGAAATAGTAACCGTTGGGCTACCAGTAGTCGTTCCGCTATAGTTCACAGTAGGTATAGAAACAATAATTACACCTGAACCACCAGCACCAGTACCAACACCGTTATTAAATCCACCGCCACCACCACCAGTATTGGTTGTACCGTTAACACCTCCAGCACCACCGCCACCAATACCACCAGCACCATCCACATCAGAACCGCCAGCACCGCCTCCACCACCACCTGAGTAGTAAACAGTAGTGCCTGTTAATGTGTTAGCAAAACCAGCGCCACCACTACCAGCAAGTGCGCCAGCACCATTGCCTCCAACGGCACTTCCACCGCCACCGCCACCGCCAACAAAAGTGCTACCACCACCACCACTAAATCCTTGACCAGATATACCAGCGCCACCGCTAGTTGCACCATCAGCACCGCCACCACCGCCAGAACCACCACTTCCACCATTATTGGTTGGTGTACCACCAGCACCGCCTCCAGTAGCTATAGCAACACCAGTAATGGATGAGTTTGTTCCTGCTGTACTGGCAGCACCACCGCCACCAACAACCATTGTGTAAGTAGTGCCAGGATTGACTGATAATGAACTATTAATAAATCCACCACCACCGCCACCGCCACCAGCAGCGCCACCAGCGCCACCGCCACCGCCACCAGCTACAATAAGGTAACTAAATGTATATGCCCCTTGTGGGAATGTTTGGAATCTTACCCAAACGCCACCTGTGTAGCCTTCGTAATAGCTTTCTGTAGTGTTGTAGCGCAATATACCTGTGACAGGGCTTGCTGTACGCAATGATGTAGGGCCTTTTGGCAAATAAACTTCATTGGTTTTTGCACTTAAATCTAAATCCACATTTGAAATAGCACCACCAGTAATAGCAACAAGGTTGGCATTTTGGTAAGCCATTGTGCCTAAAGTGGCAATTACTTGGTCTATATAGTATTTAGTAGCTAAATCTTGTGCGTTTACAGGGTCACCAGCGTTGGTAATTCTGTATGAACCCATATTAAGGTTTCCAGAAGCGGTTGTTTGACCGTCAGCAGATAATGAACCTGTAAGGGCATTAGCAATGTCTGTAAGGGTGTTATTAGCCCATGTAGAACTAATAGTTGTACCTGTTATTACAGGGTTTCCAATAGGTAAGGAATATGTACCTGAACCGTTGCGTGCCATTATTTAA